CATCTTTGCGTAACTTTGCAGACGCTGGTTCACTTGCAAAAAGCTACGTCCACGCCCAGCGAATGATCGGAGCTGATAAAGTTGCTATACCAGGACAAAGCGCAACGCCAGATGAATGGCGCGCAGTCTACAATAAGTTGGGAGCACCAGATAAAGCAGATTTATATCAGTTCGAAGGATTAGACGACGAAACAGCAACAGCTCTTCGCCAGCAAGTATTTGATGCAGGGCTCACACAAGCACAAGCCAATAAGATGGTTGATTTTTATAACAACCAAATGACGGGCTACACAGATGAATTTAACAATACAGCTGAACAATCTGTGGCTGATAACAAAGCAGCTCTAGAGCAAGAGTGGGGCAAAGCATTTGAGCAAAACGTCAACATAGCATCCCGCACTGCAAAGTACCTCTTGGGATCTACAGAAATGTTTGATGAAATACAGCTGGCAGATGGCAGTTATCTTGGTGATAACCCGTCGATCGTAAAGCTGTTTCACCAGCTCGGCCAAGAGTTTGGCGAAGATAAAATCATTGGGGAAACAACCGAGTTGGTAATGACACCTGATGAAGCAGATCGAAAGATTGCAGAGATGATGGCTCCAGGGACGCCTTATAGAGATAAGGATCACCCCGAGCATGACCATCATGTCCTAGAAGTCACACGGCTTTTCGGACACAAGGTTGGATAAGCGAAAGCCCCAACACGTAAGCTTGTAAGTCAAGCCGCATAGCTGGCGTTAAAAGCAGCAAGGCCCCCCTGGGATAACCTGGCGATGTAACCCGAAAATTGAAACAAACTGTAGGAGACTCAAAATGAGTACTCAAATCACTACGGCTTTTGTCCAACAGTTTTCAGCCAACATATCCATGTTATCCCAACAAATGGGTTCGCTTTTGCGAAATGCAGTGGATGTAGAAACTGTAACTGGCGAAAAAGCCTTTTTCGATCAAGTGGGAAGTGCGGCGGCTGTTCTTAAAACATCCCGTCACGCAGATACCCCGCTAATCGATACACCACACAGCCGCCGAATGGTGACACTGTCGGATTATGAATATGCTGACCTTATCGACGATGCCGATAAAGTACGCTTATTAGTAGATCCCACCAGCAGTTATTCACGTGCCGCCGCCAGTGCGATGTCACGCGCAATGGATGACGTAATTATAGCGGCTGCTCTTGGTTCTTCTTCAACAGGTAAGGATGGAGCGACATCTACAGCTCTGCCATCAGGCAACAAAATTGCACACGGTTCAGCTGGTTTAACACTAGCCAAGCTTTTAAGTGCAAAAGAGTTGTTGGATGCGGGTTCTGTTGATCCATCTATCACCCGTCACATCGTTGTGTCGCCAAAGCAAATCTCTGATCTGCTCGGCTCTACAACTGTGACATCAAGCGACTTTAATACCGTCAAAGCTTTGGCCCAAGGTGAGCTTAACCAATTCGTTGGATTTAATTTCATCGTAAGCAATCGCTTGAGCACAGATTCAGATGGTAACCGCCAGGTTATCGCGTTTGCGTCTGACGGTATCAAGCTAGCAATCGGTAAAGAGCCAAACGCTCGGATCGATGAACGCGCTGACAAGAGCTATTCCACACAAGTGTACTACTGCCAGACTTTGGGCAGCACTCGTATGGAAGAAGCTAAAGTCATCGAAATCGCGTGTACGGAATAGGGGGTGAAAGATGACAACTAAAAACTCAACCCTAGTGAGCAACTTTGAGGCTACACCACAGTTAATGAGCAACGCTCAAGAATTGCATGGTGTACTTCGCGTGGCTCAAGGCACAATCGCGCTCGTTGCTGGTGATTCAACCGACAACGACATCGTGATGCTTGCACCCGTTCCATCAAATTGCTCTATTCCAAACATCTTTGTTGGAACAGATACATTCGGTGGATCATGCACATTTAATGTAGGTCTGTACCAATCAAACGGTACAGTTGTGGATGAAGATCTGTTTGCTTCTTCAGTGGCTGATGCCGCTGCAATGGCTGACGTTCGCCACGAAGCAGCCGACATTAATACGGCTGGCAAGAAAGCTTTCGAACTAGCTGGAGCTTCTACAGATCCAGGCGGGTATTACTATGTTGCGGTGACGTTCAACGCAACTGGTGGAACCGCTGGAGATATGAGCTTCCAGATTAACTATGTCGTCAGTTAATGGCTAAGACCCCGGCCTGGCAGCGATCAGAGGGCAAAAATCCCAAAGGCGGGCTCAACGCTAGAGGGCGAGCTTCGGCTCCAGGCAATCTAAAGCCACCAGTATCGTCGGGTAATAATCCCAGGCGCGCTTCTTTCCTGGCGCGCATGGGAAACAACTCAGGCCCAGAAAAAGACAAAGACGGTAAGCCAACTCGCTTGCTTCTTTCTCTTCGGGCCTGGGGTGCATCTTCAAAAGCAGATGCAAAGAAAAAAGCAAAACGCATTTCACTGATCAACAAAAACAAGGCTAAGGCATGACAAGCACAGTCGATATTGCCAACTTTGCAC